TATGGAGCGAAGACGAGCAGCCATTAAAGATGTGTCGCAGGGCTTCGACGTATGGACGAGCCCGGACTTTCCTATTGCCCCGAGGCCATCTGATATCCCGAAGAAGAAGGACACAAGGCAGCGCCGGGCGCGGACGATTCGCAACAAGATGGCCTCTGCGTCTCGCAAGCGCAACCGGAGATAGGCGATGATCATCAAGCGCAAGGACGGCTATCACGTTGTCTCTGGCGAACACCTGGACGCCGAGGGCAACAAGAAGAACCTGGGCGGACCCTATGGCACCTGGGGCGAGGCCAAGAAACGGCTTGATCAGGTCGAGATGTTCAAGGCCATGGACAAGTCAGGGACAAAAAGGAAATCGAAATGAAGCAGCTCAAAATTCCCAAGGCCCGGGTCAAGAAGCCCAAGGCGTCTAAGCCGCTCAAGATCAAGGCCACTTCCAAGCAGCGCGGCGCCACCAAGCCGCCCAAGGTCCGCCGGATGATGAAGGACAGCGAGTTGGCCGCCATCCCCGAGATGCCGATGGCGCAAGGACCGGGGATGGACATGGCTACCCGCGTCCCGGCCAACGTAGACGAGGCGATCCCCGAGTACCCGGTTTAGATTCAAGCCATTAACGACGACGAGCGAGGAGGAGGGAACGATGATTAAGGGCATCACGATGTTACCAGTAGTCCTCGGCGCTGCTGGTACGGTCGCAACAGCGGTCGGTAATGTGATGAAAGTATTCGAGAAAAGGGAGGCCAGAAGGGCCAAGGACAGCAAGGTCGAGAAACACGAAAGTATGAGGATCAAGGCGGCCCCGACTGTCCCAGAGATCCCAGATGGGGAAAAGTCGTCCGAGTCCCCATGGAGACCGAACGAGTAGAAACCACCATCGAAGCCAGGAGGATGAAGCATGGCAAAACTGGTATGCGACAAGCCCGATCCGTCAGAAGAGGTGGCCTATTACACCATCGCTGGCCTGCCGGGCGACCCAAGGGCCGAGATCTCAAGCGACCCGCTCTATGGGTTCGAGTATGATCTGACAGGCGTCACGCCGGGGTCCTATTCAATCCGGTGCTCGGCGTGCAACTCGCAGCAATGCTCTCTGCCGGCGAGGCTCGATTTTTTATTGCTGATCACGCCCGCCGTCCCGTCTGGCCTGCGTGTGCTGTAGCAATCGCCATCCTCGTGGTATGGTGGCTTCTGAATGTTTAGCTTTATGATTAACTCCGCGTGGTCTGGCTGGACCGGACCTACCATGGCGCGGAGAGGCGCCTCATTACCTTAACCCCCAATGAATAAGGGCTCGACGGCAGTCGACGGAGTAAGGTCTATGGACCCGAGGCCGAGGGACAAAGCCTGAGCGAGACGGCTCTTGGATGTGGGTTCGAATCCCACATGGGGCGCCAATGCTTTGAGAGGATTATGATCAAGCTGGACCCGAAGACGGTCGCCACCGAACGCGGGATCACCTTGGAGGAGGCCCAGGCGTACTGCCTGATCGCCGCCAACTTATCGAACCAGCGCTGGAGACTGGATCATCTATACCAGATCGTCAGCGCGGCCGGCAAGGTGATCCCTTTCAGAATGAACCTGACCCAGAAGTTGCTGTACCTGGGGCTCTGGTTCTGCAATGTCGTTTTAAAGTCCCGCCAGCATGGCATCACGACCTTCACCTGTCTTCTGTTCCTGGACATCTGCCTGTTCAACTCCCACACACACGCCCTTTTTATAGCGCACAACAAAGCTGAGGCCGAGAACATCTTCAGCAAGAAGATCCTATTTGCTTACAAGCAGTTACCAGACTGGCTGAAGGCAGATATAGGCATCGAGAAGGAGTCGGCCACCGAGATCGTATTCAAGAACGGCTCCTCGATCCGCGTGGCGACATCCGGCCGTTCTGGCACCTACCAGCTGGTGCATATCTCCGAACTCGGCAAGATGTGCAAAAGCCATCCTCTGAAGGCCGACGAGGTCATGTCGGGTACGCTGAACGCGATCCACCCGGGGAACATCGTCGTGGTGGAGTCCACCGCTGAGGGGAAAGAAGGTCATTTCCATGACATGTCTGATACCGCCGAGAAGGCGGCCCAGGCGAAGAAGTTCCTCAGCCAGATGGACTACAAACACTTCTTCTTTGGATGGTATGACAACGATCTCAACCGCTTAGATCCAACCGGGGTTGAGATATCGCCTCGAATGGATCTCTATTTCAAGAAGATCGAGGCAGAAGTCGGCGTCCGGCTGACGGACTGGCAGAAGGCGTGGTATGTCAAGAAGGAAGCGATCCTCGGCGAGTTCATCTTCAACCAGCATCCGAGCACCGCTGCAGAGGCCTTCCGCGTCGCCATCGAGGGGACCTACTACTGGCAGCAAATGGCCGACGCCCGCAAGAATGGCCGCGTCGGATCTGTCCCGTACAACAGCGCCTATGTGGTGGACACATGGTGGGATATCGGCTATGATGATCCGACCGCTATCTGGTTCACCCAGACCATTGCCAGAAAGATACATGTCATTGATTACTATGAGAATTCTGGTGAAGGACTGGAGCACTATCGGGACGAGCTACGGAAGCGCAACTATGCCTACGGAAGGCACACCGCTCCGCACGATATTGTGCAGCATGAATTCACATCCGGCCGGGAGCGCATCCAGATCGCAAAGGACATGGGGATCATCTTCGATGTGGCGCCCAGGACATCGGACGCTACCCAGATCCAGCTGGTCCGAAACGTCCTGAAGGTATGCTATTTTGACTCGGAGAAGGCTGACGAGGGGATCACCTGTCTGGACTCTTTCCGCAAGGAGTGGAACGCCAACACCGGGACCTGGAAGGAAAAATATTACCATGATTGGGCGAGCCATGGCGCCAAGGCATTCGCCACGTTGGCTATTGTCCATCCCCTGGCGCAGGGCTCTCTGATGGATGTCGGGGCCTCCACTCCATTCTCCAATGAAGCGCCCAAGCCCGCCCCGTCTCCGCCGCCCGGCGGATGGACTTAAAAAATAGACAACATTTTGAGTCAGATAGCCACCGATTTTATAGGATTAGTGTTTTCATACCACTCCAACCATAAACGAGGACCCCACTATGGCCTCCGCGATTCCCGAGAGCACCTCATTGCTCAGGTTTGTCGGCAATGCCGAGCTGAACGAGAAAGAGGACCAGAAGCGACAAAATGAAAAGGTCCAGGCCAAGCCCGAGATCCGGGGGCTCGCCGCCTATTTGCAGAAGCGATGGGAGTCCGCCAAGATGGCCAAGTACCCCATTGACGACCGTCTTCTGAAATGTTTCAGGGCCAGGGAGGGCATCTATAGTCCGAGGGAATTACAGGAAATACGCATGTTCGGTGGGTCTGAAACCTACATGCTGTTGACGAATATAAAATGCAGAACGATTGAAGCCTGGATGAAGGACGTCATGCTGCCCGCCGGGGAAAAGCCCTGGTCGGTATTGCCAACGCCGGTCCCGTCCCTTCCAGGTGAGGCCGAGGAAAGCATTGGCGCGCAGATAGCGGCGGAGATCTCAGATGTGATCGATCAGTTTGGCCAAGAGGTGGTCACCCTGAAGATGATCGACGACCGCATGCGCGAGCTGCGCAACGAGATCAAGGCCCAGGCCGGCAAAGAGGCCGAGGAAGAGGCAGCCCAGATCGAGGACAAGGTCGAAGACGAGTTCCAGCAAGGCGCCTTCTATACCGCCCTCGGCAAGTTTCTGAAGGACTTCTCAACCTACCCGGCCGGAATACTCAAAGGGCCGACCTTTAAAAAGAAGCGATCTCTGGCATGGGAAGGCGGCAAGGCCGTTGTCCGGGAGGTGGTCTATCGGTCCTACGATTGCTCCTCGCCCTTTGATATCTATCCGAGCCCAAATGCCCGCACCCTGCAGGAGGGCTATCTCTTCGAGCGCATCCGGTTCACGCCGGCGCAGCTTGCCAGCCTGAAGGGCGTGGATGGATACTCCGAAGCGGCCATCGACGACTGTCTGGAGAACTATCGGTTCGGGCGCCTGAAGCAATGGCTCTACACCGATCAGGAGCGAGCCCGCCTGGAGGGACGTCCGCTTGAACTTATTGAGTTTGATGACATCATCGACGCGCTCGTTTTCTGGGGAGATATCCCGCCAAATCAACTGATTATGTGGGGGATGGATCAGGACATTTTTGCGGACATGTTCACCCCTGTTCCATGCACCGCCATTCTGGTCGGCAACCAAGTGATCATGGCGGTTATCAACTACGATCCGCTCGGACGCCGGCCGTACTATCACGCCAGCTTCGAAGGCGCGAATAACTCCATCTGGGGCATGGCACCACCCGAACTCGTCGAGGACTGCCAGCGCGCATGTAATGCGACGGCCCGGGGCCTGATCAACAACGTCGGTCTGGCATCCGGCCCCCAGGTGGAAGTCCAATGGGATCGCCTGCAGCCGAATGAGGACGCGAACAAGATCTGGCCCTGGAAGATCTGGAAGACCAAGTCGGACCTCCTGGGACACAACCGAAACGCGATCAACTTCTATCAGCCCGAACTCGTCGCCCGGGAGCTGATCGAGGTCTTCACATTCTTCTTCGGTCAGGCCGGCGAACAGCTCGGGGTTCCGGCCTACGAGGCGGGAGTCGGCGGGCAGGCCTCGGGCGCCGGGCAGACAGCGCATGGCCTCAGCATGCTGATGTCGGCCGCTTCCAAGGTGATGAAGGACGCGATTTATGCCGTCGACACAAACATCATCAAGCCGGTGGTCCAGTCCACGACCGACGAGTTGATCCTGGCCGAGGAGGTCGAATACACCGGAGACATCAACATCATGGCCCGGGCCTCGGAATACCTGATTGTCGCCGAGCAACTGCAGGCCAGACGGGCCGAGTTCCTGGCGGTCACGAATAATCCCATCGACATGGCGATAATCGGACACAAGCGGCGCGCCAAGATCCTGCGCGAGAATGCCAAGTCCCTGAAGTTGCAGGGGGATGTGGTCCCCAAGGATGACGAGTTGGTGGCGGCCATGCAGGAGAACATGCAATTAATGGCCGGTATGGGCGGCGGCGGCGGCGGCGGAGCGCCCGGTGGCGGGGGTGGCCCCGGAGGCCCTGTACCGCAGGGGACCGCTTCTGAAAATCCAATGATGTCGCAGCTGGACCAGCTATCACAACTGTAAAAATGGTACACACCCTGAGCCTATAAAACACTTGAGGAGGCCATCATGGCAGACACTTATCCCGCGAAATACAAAAGCGACACCGAGCAATATCAGCCCGGATTCGGCAGAGAGGAGCAGAACCCCATCGCCAAGCGCCCCCTCGCAACCAGAATAGGAAGGTGGCTATCCGGTCAGTCAGACGAGACGCCAAGTCGCAATGATCGGCGCGCTGGCGGATACACTCGCCAGGGAGGCATCAACCGCAAGTCGCAGCTGGACGAAGCCTCGGAGTAGATTATGACCGTCCGCTGGCATGGACAGTTCAGCCTGGATCGTTGGGGCAAGAAGAACAAATGGGACCGCCAGGAGGGCGCCTTGGTACAGCATTTCGACAACACGAAATACGACGCTGATGTCGGTAAGGGTTCCTGGGATGGAGTGAAATGGGTGGCGGCTGCCGGCGGACCCGTATCACACCAGCTTGTAATCCTCACCAAGGGGGCCTGGAGGACCGGCTTCCGGCCGCAATCTATGATCACCGACGGCGCCTTCCCGGCGGGCTCGTCCCTGTTTGGGTTCGATACGGCAGACAACCCGATCTATGTCAATGACGAAGGACAGGACCCGGGAGTTGAATACGAGTTTGACCCATTTTTTGGTCTTGATATCAAGAAGTTTGCGTTTCTGTTCGCGTCCGCGAGCACGATTACGAACATTCGTTTCCGAGTTTAATCTTCCCGCGCATATTGGGCTGGCTGGCCGGCGCGGCGGCTTCGATAATGGTCCCCATTCGTGGGGCAATACAATTCAAAAGGAGGGTTTTTAGTATGGGTTGGAGAGAGGATATCAAAGTCGGGATTCTGAGGGCAGACCAGATCTTCCTCGGGATCGGGAACGGCATCGAGTCCAGTCTTGGACAGGTGTCCGGCCGGGCCACCTTGGCTCAACTCAACGCGGGATTGGTGATTGCGGCTGCCCAACCGGGCCGCGCCTATCGCCCCCTTCTGGTGCGCATGCGCGCCATTGGCGGAGCGGTCACCACCTGTACCCTGGTGCGGATTATGAACGACACGAACGTCGTCCTGTCCAATACCCAGGCTTCGATGGTGCAGGACCTCTGGGTGAACGAGGCAACGTCCGGCGCGGTCTCGACCAACATCAACGTGACCGGTGGCGTCAACAAGTCCCTGACGCTCGACAAGACGGGGACCGCTGCGACCGTCGTCACCCACATCGACTACGTCGTGCTCTATCAGCTGATCGTCAGCAACCTCGGCGCGAATTAGTCGAAATCCCCATCTTGGGGGCATGCCATGGCAAGGGCGGCATGGCTTAAACGAAAACCGCTTAGACCCCGGGACCGCCCTCCCGGGTAGCTTTCTCTGGGGGGAGACATGTCGACCATCTTTATAAAACCGCCCGAGGACACATGGGATAAGTTGAAGCAGGACTATCTCATGCACGCCCGCATTCCCGAACGCCTGATCGACTTCCTGAAGGCCGCCGCCGTCCAGCTCGCCCAAGAGAACGTCTTGGAGCCAGACAGGGGCAAGGAGGAGAAGCGCAAGGGAGCCGTCATTCTAATTGGGGACATCGTCTCGATCCACGAGGATCTGGTCTTCGCCGTCAATCCCAAGCCCAGGAAGTAGCAGCTAAAACACAATTCATGCTATAATAACACCACACATGTTAGCGTGTATGGGTAATTCTATCAACTCAAATTAAGGAGGAAAATCAATGGTTTCGCCAGAAGATGTGATGAAAATGATCAAAAGTGGGAAGCTGCGCAGGCCGTCGAATGTCCCCCCGGGAGCAAACTCGATGGGTCCGATGGCGATGCAGGCGGACCCGGCCGGGATGACCGCCGATGAGTATCGCATGCAGTCCTGCCTGCAGGAGATCAACGTGGTGCTCAGGAAATACAACTGCCGGATGATTCCCCAGATCAGCCTGGACACCGTCAACGGTGTGCGCGGAGTTTGCGCCATAAGCGTCATGCCCCCGATGGAGCAGACGTTGCCAATGCCTACCCCGGCGCCAGAAATTCCCGCCAGATCGAGCGAGGACGAGGAAGAGGCTGCCCGGGCTCGCATCGAAGCTCTCCGCGCCGAGAACCTGAAGTCGGAGGAAGCTGCAACTGTCCCCAACGAGGAGGCCTGATCCATGAGCGACACCCTGAACGATTTGAAAGTCCGAGACATTGCGAACCTACAGGACATCATCAAGCGCAAGTCCAAGGTCTTTTCTCATAAGGACCGCCAAGTCGTTCAGGCTGTCCTCGCGGAGGCCATGCGCCAAGTCCTCCTTCGGTTTGGGTTCAACATCCTGAAGCACGCCCAGGACATGCTCGTCTCTGAAAACCATTACGCCAACAAGGCCCAGGAGGAGCTGGCCCGCCTTCACCTCAAGATCGAGCACCGGGCCTATGATGCCATCGAGGACAAATGGCGCACCGGGCTCTACATCTACCGGAACGACGAGATCGTCTTCTTTTCCCAGGTGGTCATCGACGAACCCCGGCTGAAGCTCTTCTCATTTACCCCGAAATATCATGGACGTTTCTGGTCCGTAATCCCCATCGAGTTAAGATAGAGGAGGTGCAGATGTACCCAGGTACGATTGGAATAAAATTCAAAAAGTTGTCTGAGGATGCCCGGTTGCCCAATCGGGCAACGCCCTGGTCTGCAGGATTCGACGTCTCTGCATCGGAGCTTATCACGATCCCACCCGGAGGGAAAGGGTCTGTCCATACCGGGTTAGCGCTGGAGATGCCCGAGAATTTCTTCGCCCTGGTGTTCCCGAGATCCGGCTTGTCCATGCGGTTCCCCAACTACCTTTCCAATGGGGTGGGCGTGATCGACTCGGACTATCGCGGAGAGATCATGGTCCCCTTCGTCAACAACACCGACATGTGGATCGGGATCTCTATCGGCGACCGCATTGCTCAGATGATCTTCCGGGAACAGACCGACGCGCAGTTCCTATTGTCTTTCGTCGACGAGCTGTCGGACACGCTCCGGGGCGAGGGCGGCTTCGGGTCAACGGGGGGCTGATGATTACAGACAGCGGACTGATGATTACAGACGGACTCAAGATCTATTTGGCGGCGCCCTACTCTCACCGAGAGCAGTCGGTCAGGGAGCGGCGCTTCAACGAAATCAACCGGGCAGCCGGCTGGATCATGCAGCAAGGCTACATCGTTTTCTCGCCCATTTCCCATTCCCATCCCATTGCCCTGACGATCAGCGAGGAGAATGCCCTCAGCCATGAGTTCTGGCTCAAGCAGGACTTCGCCTTCCTGGACTGGAGTGACGAGATGTGGGTCCTGATGCTGGAGGGGTGGGACACATCCAAGGGGGTCAGGATAGAAATCAAATATGCCCTCATTCACAACATCGAGATAAGATATTTGAATCCCGATACAAAAATGTTCACCTAACACCACAAAATCACTTTACAACCAGAGCGTTGTGTACGGGCATACAATATGCCTCCAAGTTGCGGACGAAGACCGTCTTAGTGGCTCGGAGCACAACGCGAACACCCGAAAGGGCTCGCAAGGAGGCAAGATGGACGGAATACCCGATTCAGTTTTGAAGCAAGGCAGCAAGGCCGAATCCCTGCAGAAGGCGTTAGTGGCGCCCGAAACACCGGCAGCACCGGTGGTATCCCCGCCGGCGGAGCCTGCGAAACCCGCAGAACCCGCCAAGACGGAAGAACCCAAACCGGTCGATGACGGCTTCGAGCACAAGTACAGCGTCCTCAAGGGGAAGTACGACAAAGAGACCAAGGAATTCCGGGCAGAGTTATCCCGGGCGACCTCGATCATCACCCAGATGCAGGGGACGTTGGATCAGCAACAAGCCTGGATCGAGGCCCGCAAAGCAGAGCCAGCAAAACAAGCGGCTGGCTCCGAAGAGTCCCTGGTCCAAGGTCCTATCGATCCAGCGAAGTACGCTGAATACGGATCTGAAATTGTCGAGCTGGCCAAGATGGTCAATGCCCTGGCGCAGGAAAACAAGCGCTTGCAAGAGCGTCCGGCTCCTGTCAGCCAAGACAACGAACGTCTGGAGCGAGTCGAGAAGGCGGTCGAGGCGTCAGCCAAGGACCGTTTCTACACCGATCTCAACGCTGCCTGCAGCGATTGGCGTGACTACAACCGGGACGAAGGGTTCCTGGCATGGGCCGAAGAGGTACACCCGGTCTATCGCGTCTCACGCCTTTCGGCGATGCAGAAGGCCTTCTCGGATGGTGACGCCAATGGCGTAGCCGTCGTCTTCAACGAGTACAAGGCCACCCTGAAGCCTACGCCAAAAGCGAAGGAGTCAACGCCGGCAAAGCCCGTCATGCCGACAGAAGGTGCGGGAGGAAGCGCTCCCGTCCAGAATGCGGGCGAACATTTGACAATCATGTCCGCCAAACTCAGGCAGGCCCAGACGGACTTCCTGAAGAAGCGGATCACCGAAGCAGAATTTGACAAAATCGCGGGCGATTATCAAGCTGCCCTGAAGGCCTCGAAGTAGAAGTTCCCCTTCGACCCTCCTCGGTCGCTTGATTGAGTCCCTAACTCTTTCATCGACCAAGGAGGGTTTTCCCCATGATCGGCTCTGCACCCGGCACCCCGCAGTATAGCGGCACTTTCGTCCCGGAGATTTGGTCCGGCAAACTTCTCGTCAAATTTTACGCGGCCTGCGCCATCGCCGCCATCGCCAATACCGACTACGAAGGCGAGATCAAAGATGTTGGGGATAAGGTTATAATTCGGACAGTTCCCGATATTCAGATCAGGGATTACGTTAAGGGTCAGTCCCTCGTGATCCAGCGCCCCGAGGCTCCGAACAAGGAGCTGGTCATCGACAAGGCCAAGTATTTCAATTTCATTTGCGACGACATCGACAAGCACCAGACCGACGTCAAGTTGATGGACTCCTGGTCCACCGATGCGGCCGAGCAGATGAAGATCGCCATCGAGACCGGCGTACTGGCAGACATCTATGCGGATGCCCCCGCCGCCAACAAAGGCCTGACCGCCGGTATCAAAACCGCCGGTTTCAACCTGGGCGCCTCCAGCAACCCGCTGGCGGTATCCAAAGCGAACATTCTCGATGTGATCGTCGATGTTGGCACCGTCCTGGACGAGCAGAACGTACCGAGCACCGAACGGTATTTCCTTCTGACCCCCTGGATGTGCGGCAACATCAAGAAGTCCGACCTTAAAGACGCGAGCCTTTCCGGCGACGGGACGAGCATCCTGCGCAATGGCCGTATCGGTCAGGTCGACCGCTTCATGCTGTACCACTCGAACCTTCTGTACCAGACCACCGATGGTTCGGACACCGTTTGGCATCTGATTGCCGGTCAGCGGGCGGCCCTGTCTTTCGCCGCGCAGATGACCAAGATGGAAAGCCTTCGCGCTGAGAGCACCTTCGGGACCCTGGTGCGTGGCCTGAACGTCTACGGCTACGAGACCCTGAAGCCCGAGGCCCTCTGCGACGTCTACGTCAAGAAGGCTTAGTCAACGTCCCCCCCGGGACCGTCTCCTGAACTCAAGCCCAACAGGGCGTGATAGTAGGGAGACGGTTTACTTTACATCCTGGGCCTAATAAACACACATCACCCTCTGAATAAGGAGCATGTAAAATGGCAGCTTACGCGATCAAAGGTCAAGGTGCAGCTGTAGCATACGACGCCCCCGGCATGGTCGTCCTGCGTCAGCGCATCAATCTCCCCGAGCTGATTGCAAAACCGAGCAAGCTGGCTCTGGCGGCGAGCCCGCTCATCCCGCTCACCTCGTTCGCCGGCTTCGGGTCCACCGACACCCTGAAGGCCATCCTGATTCCGGCCGGTTTCGCAGTTCTGAACGTGTCCATCGATGTGACCGTCGCCGAGGGCGCGGCCTGCACCATCGATGTGGGCGATTCCGCCAGCGCCGTCCAATGGCTGGATGACTTCAGCGTCAACGCGCTCGTCCACACCCTGGCAGCGTCCACTACGCTGAAGGCGTATGCAGCGGCCAACTACGTCAGCGTGCTTTTCAACAGCGCCGGTACGGACGCGGTCATCTTCGATGTCTGCGTGTTCGGCTTCCTGAACCCGCGCAGCTAAACGTGCGCATCAACCTGATGGGCGGAGGTGGGCGGCGATCCGCCTCCTCCGCCTTTCTTTTTTAAGGGGGGACCCATGGCTGATCGTTATTTTGTCCAGATCGATCCGAGCAGTAAAATTCCTTTTGTCTATGTGAACAACCCACTCCTTTTGACCCGTCCTAACGTGTTCGAAGTGGACGAGCAGAAGGCCAAAAAGTTCCAGAAGATGCAGCGCGAACGGAAGCCGTATGGTCAAGCGAAGCAGCTGGAGCCGGCCGAAAAGGCTATCGCCCTGATCCAGGAGGAAGAGAAGAAGGCCGTCGAGGGCTCCAACCCCATCACCCAGAAACTCGACACGCCAGCCGAGGATATCGCCCAGGCGCCGATCTCTAAAAGCCAGGACAAGAAATACGACGAGGCCGTCACCGAGCTGGAGACCTTCCGGCGCGCAACGCAGATGGAGGAATACATGTTGCGCAAATATCGGGTCGAGCTGCCCCATGCCAGCCGAGATGAAGTGCTGACCGGCGCGATGTTGCGGCTGCAGGAGCTTCGAGACCTCAACCAGTTATAGGAGGCCTCCATGGCCATCAACGTCAGCCTATTCTACCCGGGGATCTACGACTTCATCAAGGGGATCGAGCTGGCGCAGTATGCCACGACCCTTGCTGGAACTTGCTTGGATGGCCTTCGCCGATTCTGCATGGACACCGGGATCTGGCAGAAAACTCTCTCCGCGATCACCGTCACGAGCCCGACCGCTGCTTATTCCCTATCGCTTCCGACGGACTCGGACGACGGAAAAGCGGATCTGGTGCATGTGGAGTGGGCGAAGTTCCGGCTGACGGCCGATGCTGACACGCAATACGTCACTCTGATTCCCAGGTCCAGGCAGTATATGGACCAGTATTTTGGGCCGGCCTGGGAATATCAGACAGGGCGTCCTACCATGTTTGTGGTGGACGAGCCCCAGACCATCCTGCTTTATCCGATACCGGATAGTTCCTCAGCTGGTAAACTTCTGGTCCGGCCGGCCCTGATGCCGACCCTGGACGCCACTAAGACGATTGACTTCCTTTACAATAAGTACCAGCACACCATTCAATTCGCCATCCTAAACGAGATCTACGGTCTGACCAATAAGCCATGGTCCGATCAAGAACTCGCCACCGCAGCCCTGGAGGATTATACCCGGGAACTCTACATCGCCAAGAACTTCGTCCAGAGCGGGCTCAACAAGACAATCAACTCCCCGTTCTTTCCTGCGACCGGGGGATCTCGAAACGCTGACGGTAACTGGTAATGGATAGCTCAAAGCAGCGCAAGTCGCCGGCGGCCGGTGGGCGCCAGTTTGGCCTGGGGGTGCAGACCTACCGAGACCGGGCGGTCCTCCCGAGCGGAAGCCTGAGCCTCGTTTCGAACATGCGCAACACCTACCCGGGCATTCGCAAGCGGCGCGGCATGTCGAAGCTATCGACGGCGGATGGATCGACTCCTGATTGGGGTCCTATCTATACGAGCGTGGTCCGGGGCTTTTCATATTACCAGGACATTGCCTTTCAGGCGAGCTATGATACATGGGCGACGCTGCGTGGCAGCGAGTCGGGCATTACTATAAATCAGGTCATTGATACAGCTGACTGCCAGCTGAGTTCCTCAGTCCAGATGATTAAGTCTGGTGTTCTGTACGATGACTTTGGCACCTTCCGCATCGGGAGGCAATTCTTTTCGTGGGATCTTCAACCCTATCTCTCCACGTTCCCGATATCTGGCGGCTCTCTTCGGCTTTATTTTTGCGGATCGCAATTAAGCCCTCTGGACGATTATGGCAGCCCCACCGACAATACGGCAAACATGTGCATCACCGGGATGTCTGCTTACAACCTATACATCGTCAATGGAAACCTAAATACCGCTTCATGGAAGGCGGAGGCCGATACCCCCCTTACCGGGGTCTACAGCACCGCCGGGAAGGGCGCGGGGACATATATTGATTTTGTTTTAAACGCTGCCGGCGTCTCCTATATCAACGGGTTCATCTCGGGCGGTCATTACACCGGATATAAGTTCCTTCTGATGTTGAGGGAATACGATCACGATGTTCTGAACGTCGCCCCAACCGTTCAGGACAACGTATGGAGATGGCAGGCTCGTAATAATCATGCGACACAATGCCCTTCAGGCGAGCGTCCCTATCTGTATGGGACCGGAAGCCCATGCGTCAAGCGCTGGATAAATGGCTATCAATATGTCGCAAGCCGGGAACAGCGCAACCTGGGCGGATCTCTTGGGATTCAGTATGAGAAGAAGACGCTGATCCAGAGACGGGATGGCGTCGTTGAGGTGGGGACTGACAACCCACCGACCGTCACCACCGGGCAATGGGGATCGCCGGCATTCACGAATGCCTACACCGTAGCGCCGCTGCCAGCCTCGTTTTCAGTCCTAAATGATATCCTGATCTACTCGGATGGTGTGTCTCAGCACCAGCTATGGCCCGGTCCACGAGGTCGGATCTCGGCAGCCTATTCCAATGGCGGGACGCCCTATCAGGACAAGGGCATCGATATCTGGGACAACATTCTTGACAGCGATGGAAGGTACGCGACCCTTCCGACGATTGCTCCGTCGAGTTATGAGGGGATCATCATTGGG